TAGAGTATAAGTTATCAGGACAAACAATCTTGGTCGACTTTAATCTAAGTGAAGTTCAGCTAGTAATTAATCAAATCTATTTACTCAGGAATCAGGCCTATAGAGACGCAAGATTTGTTAGCTACACCCACAAGAAAGGCTACGTATTCGAGTATGCAATGCCAAATGGTAAGGTTTATAAAAACTTAATTAAAAATCCCCTCAAGCCATGACAACACTTCAGACATTCAAAGCCATCATCAACGGGACGTTGGTGGTGGTTGACCAACTCAAAGGCAACAACGGACGTCAGGACATCCGCTACAAATTGCATCGCACCGAGTACACCAACAATGGTTGGGTGGTTGTTTTCCCGGAGACAACGTTGCATGCCGATGACTATTGGAGATTGCATCCGCAAAAGGTTAACTGATGAGCAGTTAAATTAGATGTAATCAGTCATCGGTACTAGCGGTCTTCTAGTGCGTAACGTTATAGACCTAGGTTGTTTGAACGTAAGATATATTAACAACCGAAAACTGAGATGAGCTTACTCAAGGTTTTAGATTTTGTATCGGAATATGCTGATAGCATCAACAAAATCATTTAATGCACCACAACTCACTTCCCAAGGGTGAGCAGTTGTAACAAAGTAAGAAAGCTCGTACTGACTCTTAACTGAGAGGTACAAGTATACTAGAAGGCAGGTGAAGCTCCTGAAGTTACAACTGAGTGCAGAGGGGTTAGCTATAGTGTTGGCGTTCGATTCGCCAAGTGATTAAGGGAAGCCATGTATCATGGTTCAGGTTCGAGGCCTGACTAAAGAGTAAATGTACACTCTGAGTAGAAATACGGGGAGACACTATTTTAAAATGTAACCAATTAACACAAACAATATGAAAGCTTTATTAATTCTCGCAAAGGCCATCCAAATCTGCATGGCAAGTTCAGTAGGCATCGCAGTAGCATTCGCCTTGTACAAAGTAGTTACTAACCAAGCCACAGGCATGACAATCTAATGAATGCGACACTTCAATTCTTTAATCGCAGCGGCAAGGTCGTTGTGATTAGGCGCGAGTTCAGCGACAAAAAACACCTAGACAATTTTATCAACTACGCCACACGTCGTTTCGGGTATTCACTCGACGAGGTGTGGTATTAAACTTAGAAGCTATGAAGCTATTTGCAGTACACCATGTGTTCGATTGTTTAGACTACAACGAACACTTTTATTTCCAGTCATTCGGAGAGGCGTTTGACCTATTCACTGAAATCAAAGAAGCCATCCAAACGCACAGAACAATAGTCGAGACGTACACCGACTCAACTGATGAGTTCTACGTACACTTAGACGACGGCTTAGAAAAAGTATACATCCAAACAATTGACCTATGAAACCAATTAACCACGTAGCATTCCAATGGACTGCAGACGATATCGAAAGGCATATCGAAAATCTATCAAGTAACGACCAAGTAATGGCTGAATCAAGGATTGATAGCTATCAAGAATTTCTTGAGAACGTAATCGAAGAAAATAAATATGAAATAATAGAATTAATTAATGAGCTAATCATTAAAGCAATCTACAATGAAATTAGATAACAAACCAACAGCACTCATTGATGGGCATCAGTGGGTGCTTACCGGCAACTATGAAATGGTGGGCCACTTGACCGGGGACATGTACATTATCAGGTGTACCGATACTAACGCAATTTATATTATACAGCTATGACACTTTACGAAGCATGCGCAATCGCCGAAGGATTCAGCGAGAACGAAGTAACAATCCAAGACCAACTGAATGCTTGGTCATTTTTAATCAAGACAAAGTCAGTAAACCAATTGCAAGGTTGGTACGGCAGAACAGCCGCACAATTGATCGACCAAGGAGTTTTTGACCAGTCCGGTAACATACTATACCATGAGCAGTAGACTAAGACAATGGCTCGACGACGGCAATGTCACAATCATCAATGGCTTTTACGCCACGCAATGCAGTCAGTACACCAACCGACTTACCTTACGCCAACTTGTAGCGTATTTCATCCGTGAATATGACGGAATTACATAATTTATGACGAAATTACCCTTAAATATGACGAAATAAGGGCCTAATATGACGAAAAAAAAAGCTAAGTGCTTGACTATCAAGCATGAATGACAATATGACGACTTTTCACCCCTATACGGGGAAAATAAATACATATAGTATACTATATAATAGTATTATTTTTTTTAAAATTTCTAAAATAGTAATTAAATTGTCATTTCGTCATAAAGTCAATAGCAGTAAGGGATATAGAGAATTCAATTCGTCATATTTGCATTTATTTTCGTCATATTGACATCAATTTCGTCATAATTACTATATTTGATGTGCCTCACATCTTATTATCGTAACAATCCATCCCCTCGTGATGATATAGTAGTGAGGCACTATTGATTCATGGGGGGATTTTTATTTGCTATGAAAAAAACAAAATCCGACCAATGGTCAAAGCCTTACATTCAAAAGTATAGGTACGAAGTAAACAAGTTTATTTTTAAACCAGTAGATGATGAGTTTTATATTCATCCGTTATTGAAATGCAATAAGCGGAAAGTAATAAAGCTCATAGAAAGCCAATTCTACGATGGGATGACATGGGAATCTCATGGATGGTGGCACTTGACATACATCAAACCATTGACAAGTGCTAAAACAATCAAACAATTAGAAAAATTATTCCATTGGTCAAACCTTAGACCGCTATGGAAAGAAGACAAAACTAAACATCATGAACGCAGTAATCCAATCCTTCCTTGAAGGCAAAAAGAAAAAACAAGGTAACGGCCAAACGGATGGCCGCTCGCTTTACCTATTCGGAAATTTAATAGCCCGCCACGAAGTGGACGGCCTATATGTCACCAATGCCGGATGGCCAACACGCACAACCAACAAGTGGTTGAACATGCTTCCTGACGTCAGCGTCTTCATGCGCAACAAGAAGCCATACCTAAACGGCAACCAATGGGACGGCACCTTCCAAAAAGTAAATAGCAACACCCAGCCGGATGCACCGCATGCAGGCATGTGCTTCGACGAGACCCAAGAGTACGTCCGCTTAGATGGTTGGAGGGGCTATGCCAAACCAAAGTATTCAGTTCACTGCGAGCCTGACACCGGTGGATGGGACGACAGCCCGTATCCGAATGCTGAGCGAAATATCAAGGCCAAGGTTGCTGAGCTCAAGGCTCAGGGGATACCGACCAAGGTTGTAACTTTAGAAACGAGTAACGTTTTCTGCGTCAACCATTTCATTATTGTACCACCTAAATTCTTTCAACATGATAACTAAACATGACTTAGATTACCATGGCTATGGTAATCTAGACGATTACTTCGAAGCCATCTGCCAACACATTGAATCCAACGAGCATTCGGTAGCCCGTGAGATGCAGGCCAAGCTATCCAAAGGCCAACTGCTAGCCTTCGAGCAGTTTATAGACGAGGCGTATCACTATGAACTAAATGACAACTTATGACAGCACTAACTTTATTTGTAAGACAGTTAAAGCAACAAGGAATTGATGTTCCTTTCGAGCTTTACAACGAGATGAGAGATGTTGAGAAAAAGCAACACCTCAGAACATTTCAAGGTGGTTGGTGGGCAAACAATGCAGACCAATCAGAGTTTGATGACTTCTACTCAGAGAATATCGCTCATGATAAGCCCTGAGGAAATGGCATTAAGGATTCGCAAGAAGTTTGCGAGTAAAGATAGAGACAGTCGTTACGGCAACTTGGGTCTTGAGTTCACAATCATCTTTCTTCGTGAGCAATCAAAAGACAAAAGACCCAAGGCCGTTCGTGACGAGTATTGGTTTAACGTAACAAAACATTTATGGAGATGACACCAAAAGATAAAGCAGAACAGCTAGTAGACCTATACTACCCAATATTTACGCATAGTATGGTTATGTTTGATGCTAAGAAATGCGCATTGATTGCAGTTAATTTATTAATGGAGGAGGCGTATCGTCAACATGACTACGAAGGCTTTATATCATATTGGAAAGAAGTTAAACAAGAAATCGAAAATTATGGATAATTTCTTAGATTATTATTACGAGCAATTAGCCGAATCGGTAGTAAGGATAATGAAGTTCAATAGCATGAACGATGAGGAGATGGCTAAACATATGATGGACCAATTTACCACCAAGGAGGTGTGTCATATAGTTATACAATTCATATTAGACGCATCTAAGGAGACCAAAAGAGAAAGAGAATACTGGTACAGAGTAAAAACTAAATTACAAAAGCTATGACACCACAAACATTAGACTTCGACACATGGCCTGAGTTATATGACTACATCTTTGAGAGCAGACTCAATGGCCAAAAGAAACAAAGCAAAGAGTTATACCAATCGCTGCAACAAGAGCGCCAAGTTGAATTTCAGGACTATCTCATGGATATGTTTGATCAGGAATTCATGAGCGCTCAGATGCTAGCACAATCCCTTAAATTTTATGCAGATTAGAATAACTGAAAGTTGGCCAGCCGGTAGGACTATCGGCTTGTCAGTATCCCTGAGTTTGGATGACAGGGAGATTCTCATCCATTTTTTGTTACACGGAATAAGTATAAAGTTATGAACCAATACCACATCTGCTACAACCTGAGTCCAATCCTCTGCTCAGGTGTAACTATAGAGGCAGACAGCGTTAAAGAGGCAGTTGACAAATCTAAAATCCCTGAACATGAAATCATCTATGTCGCCAACCTTAAAGCGGTACATCGTGACCTATGAAAACGGCAAGTCACTAAAGCTATTCGCTACCAATCCAATGACAGCCATGACCCTTGGTCTAATTGTCAGTGATCAAATCATCACCGACGTCAAGCAAGCTGTTGTACAAATCAAAATCGAGAAGCCATGCTTAAACTAGCCATCACGTTTGGTCTGATGTATTTATTCAGTCAATCAAAGTACTTAGCAATTAGATTGCTAAGCATCGCATCATTTTTCACCTTAATGTATTTTACCCTATGCATGCTAAAGTTTTAATTGCGTCGATGGTCGGGATGGCCATCGTTACGCGCATCAAAAATGAGTACCTTAGAGCTTCCTTAGGAATCCCTATCGTTGCATTTATTATGTTCATGCTGTTGTCCATGTCGGTCAGCGCACAGTGGAAACCTGATCGGCCAGACTATGAGGTTGTTAGAGATGGTAATTTCTACATGTTAACATCATCAAGAGCAGAGGCAATTGATATTTGCCTTCGTACACTAGATTATAATGGTGCTAAAATGCGAACTGTTAAGGTAGAAAAAGATGACCCATTCTCACCTATATTCACATACTTTAGTCACGACGACGGAATGGTGTACATAGTTTATGTGACAAAGACTAAGTCTAATGATTATGTCATCTGTTTTAGATACCAAGAGGATAAACCAACTGATTTTGTTGAAGCATATGCAACGTTTAAGTATGAAGGCATGGACTGACATCACCGAGCACCACACCCCATGGTCAACAAGTGAAGGCGAGTACTTCATTGATATGGGTGTGAAGATAGAGAGGCTCCACAGCGGAGCCTTTCGTATCTACAACGTAAACACTAACAACTTCGTAGAAGTGAGCCAAGACCAGTACGATATATTCAATCGCCATGGCTTCAAGCCAGGTGCATATAGGGTCATGATGGATCATCTTGTTGATGAGGTTAGGAGGTCTAAATATAATTTAGACAAACGAAAGAAAATAATTTTAAAATATTTGCAATTCAAGAAAAAATATATTAGTTTTGTTCAAATTTAATTAACAATATGTCGCACTGGAGAAATTTAATGAAAGACAATAAGTACCTAGGGAGTTGGGACTTAGAGGTCAATGGTAAGTACGAGCCAAAAGTCGTTACAATTGAGAAGGTCTATCAGGACGTAATGGTCGGAGAGATGGGTAAGGAGGACAAGGTGTTCATCAAGCTCAAAGAATTTCAGAAGAGTATGGTAGCCAACCGGACTAACTTCAAGCGTCTCGAGACGTTCTTTGGGTCCTTCAACTTCAACGACTACGTTGGCAAGGAGATTGTCCTTGGTGTTGAGAAGGTAAAAAGTCCACAAGGTATGACTGATGCGCTACGTTTTAGCACCCGTCCGCTACCCAAGAAGGAGAAGCCAAGCATCGCGCCTGATCGATTCGCCAAGGCCTTGCAGGCCATTGCTGATGGCAAGACCACAGCTGAGAAGTTAATCAGTGATTTCAATCTAACACCTGAACAACATGCTGAAGTTACGAGCAAGTAAGTGTGCACCGCTATTCAATAGTGGCATTCCAGGTCTTACACCAAACCAACAAGCGACCCTTGATGGTCTACTAGCCAAGATTAAATTGACTGACCTACAGGCAGCCAAGCGTGATGAGTTGATTGCCAAGCGTGATGCCAACCCTGAGCTAAGCCAAGGTGCCAAGACATTGATCGAGGAGATCATTGACGAGAAGGTATACCAGTACAAAGATCACTTCTGGAGCAAGGAGACTGACAAGGGAACTGCTGTTGAGGACGAGGCAATTGAGCTATACAACCGCATCTTCTTCACGTCATACAGCAAGACTGTGGACGGCGACAAGTACGCATACCTCAACACACCACTCATGCATGGTCATCCTGACGTCGTTGACGCTGACAGGCTAAAGGTAATTGACATCAAGTCATCATATACCAAAAAGACATTCCCTAAGACTGAGGAGAAAGCCTCCAAGAAAGTCAAGGAGTCAGGTTATGATTGGCAGGTGAAGGCATACTTATGGATGCTACGTCAGATGACTGGGCTTGATTGGCGTGATGGCGAGGTGGCATACATGCTATGTAACACGCCTGAGGAGTTGTTAGGTGAATGGGACGAACCAAGCTTGCACTACATGGATGACATTGACGACAATATGCGCGCCACCATAGTTAGGGTGGTGCTCACCGACGACGACATCGCAACGATTGAGAGTTGGTTGAAGGTTGCTAATGAGTATGCCGATAAGTATATCAGCATATTAAAAACTAAGAACTCATGAGAGTCCGGTTATTAACAGATGGTGGCTATGGCTTAACTCACGATGAGATGTCTCAGGTGTATGAGGCAATAAAGAAGAATTTTGGATACGTTATAACCATCGGCGGTATTGAGATGTACTTCTATGCTGATGAGGTTGAAATAATCCAGGACTACTTATCAGAAAAAGCAGCAGAAGACAAGGCTGCTATAAAAATTATTGTCTTATCAATTATTGCAACAATACTTTGTATTGCTGCTATTATTTATGTAATCTTTTAATATATGTTTAAATACAAAGGCGTTGTCTATAAGGTAGGCAACTTGGAGGTAATCTCCGAAAAGTTCAGCAAGCGCGAACTAGTGTTAACCGATGCTGCTGAGCAGTATCCGCAGTACATTTCATTTACATTTGTGAAGGACAAGTGTGCACTTCTTGACAACCTAGCTGAAGGCCAGGAGACAGAGGTGTCATTTAGTTTGAAGGGGCGTGAGTGGGTCAATCCGAAGGATGGCCAGATCAAGTTCTTCAACACAGTAGAAGGATTTGCAGTAACGGGCGCAACCAATCCGCTCTCAGCTGGTGTAGTAGTAGGCGCACCAAGTCAACCTGACGAAGATTTGCCATTTTAAGAAGTTGTTTGACCCACTAGTCTGGGGATTGGTTTGATTGATGGGTGTAGGCTAGTGCACCCATTTTTAATCTAATGTAATTATGTACACATCCACATCTACGGCTGACCAGCCGACCATCAGTGATTCTATTGTTGAGTCTGTAATCAATAAGTATAAGCATAGATCCAAGCTAGGAATTGAGAAGTATGGCGTCACTATGGACCGCGATGATTTAACTGACGTTGAATGGTTAACACATGCCCAGGAAGAAGCTCTTGATTTGAGCCTGTATCTTGAAAAGATGATTGTGAGAAAGAAGATGTTCGCTGACGCATTCGAATGGCTTGAGCAGCAGCTTTACAAAACAAAGTGGGACGAGCTCACGCACAACGAGAAGATGAATATTTTCGGATCAGCAAGACTAATGGCTAACCTTTAAATCAGAATAAGATGATAAAAGAATTTGTACAACAATGGGATGAACGAAAGCATCTATTAGAAGAATGGCTAAAAGAAAACGAACCAGGCCAATATGAAGATATTTACAAGAAGTTATTTGAATTAGTAATAACCAAACCAAATGGATATGCAGATGATTGGAATTGGGAACGTTTTAGAGTTATTGACGATGGAGATTGGCAAGGAAACTTAATATTCATTCTTTGTAATGATTCATACCAACCCAATTTACGTGATTATATTTTTACGGAGGTTTACTATGGTTCGTGTTCTGGTTGCGATACGTTTCAACATATTAGAGATTTGGCTTGGGAAGACAAAAACACGGATGAACAAGTCAATCAGTATATGACACTTGCATTGCATATGATACAAGAAACTAAAACCTTTAAATCAGAATAAGATGACAGCAGTAAAACAATTACTTAAAGAGCTTCAAGAGAAGTTCCCAAAGCAAATGGCAGATATGTATGATAGCAATCAGCTTTTATTAGAAGCTATTGCCTTAAAAGCCAAAGAAATGGAGAAGCAAGAGAAGATTGAATTTGCTTGCAAAGTTGCTGAGGTAAGTTCTGAAAAGTACATACAAGGCAAGACAACGGAGCAGATAGCTAAAGAACTAAATAAATCAGAATAAGATGGGAGAAAATATAGGAAAGGCAATAATGTCTTTAATTATTATAGCATTAATTTGCTTAGCGGTCAGTGTAGTTCTTGGAATAACATTGATATTTAATAATACAAATACAATTGAAAGTAAAACAAAGATACAACCAGACTATCATTTGGAAGCTAACGGAAAAAAAGTAGATACCATTTGGGTGTATAAAATTAAATCAAAATAAAATGAAACAAAAAGAATATAAACCAACCCGACAAGATAAAAGCCGAGCGGAGGTGGCAGCAATCGCCACGATGATAATACTTGGTATCATATCAATATCACTAATCATTCACTTCATCACAAAATGAAAAACTACGAACGAGTCCTGCACTTATTGGCAGGCATAGCACTTGGATATATAATGTTTGGAATATGACAAAGAGAGACATCATTATAATCATCGCCATACTTATGGTAGGTATGGCGATAGGTTATCTGCTTGGTCGCAGAAAACCAGAGTACAAGGTCATTGAGGTATCAAAGGCCCACGATATTACTGACGGATTGACCGGCAGAAAGTTAAACTATTACGAAAGATTGTATGCTACAGAAAGTAAATGAATGGATTAAGAGGGACGGCCTAGATGGCCCCAGTCAGCGCATTGACTTGGTATACAAGCGCAACTATTTGTTTAGTATACTTCGAGAAAACATGACGCTTCAAGAGATCGGTAGGTTGTTCAATAGGAGACACTCATTGGTCATTCATGGTATCAAGACGCATGAGAAGATGATGTCTGAGACCTATGAGTACAATGGTATGGAGATCAAGGGAAACCTTGCTTATTTGGCGGTGATTAACGAATATAAAAAAGAATATGATAACCTACTTTCAAACGGTGACGAACACCAGCAAGCCGTTCTACGTGTCATTAGAGACAGCGCTACAGAGGATCAGGGAGGGCAAATCGCAGCAGATAGTGGAGCAGGTGAGAGCCCTTACTCAAAAGGATGCGCGCAATGAAAAGAAGAAGTTACTACCAGCCATTTGCTTTAGCGGTAAGTTTGAGAAGCGTGCCGACACTGCATGCATAGAGCACAGCGGGGTTATCTGCTTGGACTTTGATGGGTTTGATAGTGAACAAGAGCTAGAGGAATTTAAGTTTGACTTGATGATCGATAAGTTCACCTTGTCGGTTTTCCTATCCCCATCTGGTGATGGCCTCAAGGTGTTGGTAAGGATACCAAATGACATTGAGAACCATAAGCTATACTTCAAGGGATTGGAGAAATACTACAACCGCAAGGAGTTTGACACCACTAGCCAGAACCTCAGCCGTGTATGCTACGAAAGCTATGATCCTGAGCTGTATTACAACGCTGATTCTGAGATGTTTACTGACATGGTTAGGCCTACTGTCTTGCAGCAGCGCATATCGCAAATTACAACCATCCGGCTAAACGACTACAACGAGATAGCTAGACGACTGCTCACATGGTGGAGCAAGAGTTATGGTATGGTACCAGGACAGCGCAACAATAACCTATATGTGCTAGGTGTAGCTCTCAAGGAGTATGGCATCGACAAGACAATGGCCCATTCAATAATGAACGATCAGGACCAAGGTGGTGACATGGCGTCAGAGATAGTTACGATTGTGAACAGCGCATACAAGGACATGTCGACGTTTGGCACCAAGTTTTACGACGAGTTTGAGAACGTAAAGAACGATTTGAAGAGAGGTGTTCCTGCAGAGAAGGTTGCTGAGAAGTACCAAATCGAGGAGCTGCCTGAGATCACTGAGTTCTGGACCAAGTCAAGCAAGGGTAAGGTTGAGGTGGTGCCGCACTTATTTAGATTGTTTCTAAATAACAACGGATTCTTTAAGTACTACCCACCCGGATCAAGGACGTTTGTGTTTGTTAGGGTGCTTGATAACTTGATGAGCGATGTGACTGACGACATGATTAAAGACTTTGTGTTGGACTATCTGATGGACATTGACGACATGATGGTGTACAACTACTTCGCCATGAACACCAAGTTCTTTCAGGAGACGTTCTTAAACTTTGTCCCTAAGATTGACGCTGTGTTCAAGGAGGATACCATCGACAGCGCTTACTTGTACTACTTGAACTGCGCTGTGCAGATAACTAAGGATGGTGTGAATGTCATTGACTACAAGGACTTGGGTGGCCACGTATGGGAAATGCAGCGTATCAATCGTGAGTTTGTATTCTCCGATAACATCGGAGATAACGAGTTCGAAAGGTTCGTTGCCAACATATCAGGAGACGACGAGTCACGCAAGCGATCGATGGAGTCAACGTTGGGTTACATGATGCACAGCCATAAGCCAGCGAGCTATTGTCCTGCTGTCATTCTAAACGATGAGGTCATCAGCTCCAACCCTGAGGGTGGTACTGGTAAGGGCATCTTTGTCAACTCGATCAACCATATGAAAAAGATGGTGAAGATTGACGGCAAGGGGTTTAGCTTCCAGAAGTCATTCCCATACCAACGTGTGCAGGTTGATACTCAGGTGCTAGTCTTTGATGACGTATCTAAGGGGTTTGCATTTGAGAACTTATTCTCAGTGATTACCGAGGGTATCACATTAGAGAAGAAGAACAAGGATGAGATTCACATTCCTTTTGAACGATCTCCAAAGATATTCATCACCACTAACTACGCCATAAAGGGCGCAGGGAACTCATTTGAGCGACGTAAGTGGGATTTAGAGTTCAGACAGTATTACACCAAAGAAAAGACGCCTGAGGACGAGTTTGGTCACATGCTATACAGCGGATGGGACGATAGCGAGTGGATTAAGTTCGATAACTACATGATCCGTAACCTTCAGTTGTATCTGAAGAAGGGATTGGTTGAGACTGAATTCAAGAACCTTAAGGTCCGTAAGTTGATCGCTGAAACATCACCTGAGTTTTGGGAGTGGGCTACAGCTAGAGACAACATGGACACCAAGCCAAACGCTAAGTCGGTCGGCCAGGACATGCTCAACAGGTTTGTTGCTGACTACCCAGACTACGACCGCTATGGTAGGTATAAGCTATCAAACGCTAAGTTTTACCATTGGCTTGATGCGTATGGTGAGTATGCGTTCGGTCAGAAGCCAAGGGCATACAAGGGCATGAACGGCAAGGAGATTCATTTTATTGTTAAAAATCCAACACAAACAAAGTTATGTTAGAAGAAATTTTAGAATACTACCCGGACGAGACCTTCTTAAAGGCTGATGGGTTTGATGACGCTGTGATTGGCGTTGAGATAGCTGAGCCAATGCGGCTAGTCTATTCAGTTAAAAGAGTAATTGAGATACTTATAACTGAAGACGAGATGTCAATGGAAGATGCGCTTGAGCACTTTGAGTTTAACATTCGCGGTAGCTATGTAGGTGAGCAGACACCTATCTGGTGCGATGATATGTATGAGATATGAAGTTCCCATTAGTCATACTCCATAAACGCATGGAGGCCACCATCGAGGTGATGAACATGAACAAAAGCAAAAAGATAAGCAAGGAGCTTAATGACATGCTTAATTCATATCTAAATGCCATAGGCTTAATCAGAGGCTTTCACATGGAGTGGTATGCTGACCCGTATTATGCCATCATGGCATTGAGAAGAGAGATGTCATCGGTAAGGAATTCAGAAGAGTTAACTGAAGAGTTAACACGAGCAATCAAAAAACTAAAAGATGAAAGTAATTTTTAGTATATTTGCATTGAGCGTGCAGGCTTTTATAAAAAACATTTGAACCTTATTGGGGAGTAGTGCTGCACCACGAAACCCAGTAAGGTTTTTTTTATTAAGTGCAGTTAATATGGAAGAATGGATAAAAGTCATTGGATACGAAGACTATATGGTATCAGATACCGGCAAATTAAAACGAAAAGAAAGAATTCTAAAACCTGATTACAATAAGGGTTATTTTAGATATACTCTTTGTAAAAACAATCAAACAAAAAGATTTTTAGCTCACAGGTTGGTAGCTATTTACTTTATACCAAATCCAAATAACAAAATGTTTGTCAATCATATTGATGGTGATAAATTAAATAATCATGTCACTAATTTAGAATGGTGCACATCTTCTGAAAATGAAGCTCATTCCTATAAAGTACTGAATAAACTAAACCATAATAGAAAACTTAGTGATGATGCATTAACAGATATTAAGTTAAATGTAATTAAAGGTCTTAATACACACGTTTATATGTCTAAGTATAATGTAAGTAGAAAGACTATTTTAAATGTAATAAACAACAGAACATATGTTTGAATTAAGAAGCTATCAAGTAGATATAGCTGCAAAGGGATTGAATATCCTAAAGAAGCATAATATACTATACTTAGCCATGGAGGTCCGTTGTGGTAAAACAGCTACATCTTTAGAAATAGCTAAACAATTTGAAGCTAAAAAAGTATTATTCTTAACCAAGAAAAAAGCTATAGGTTCTATATTAAGTGATTATAAGAACTTCGGATACACATACCACATTGAGATAATTAACGACGAGTCTATGCATAAGGCGCAGATGACTGACCCTGACCTAATCATTCACGATGAGCACCATAGGTTTGGTGCCTTCCCAAAGCCAGGGTTGTACACCAAGATGTACAAGAAAATGTACAGCCACTTGCCAATGATCTTTCTGTCGGGCACACCATGCCCAGAGTCATACAGTCAGATTTACCATCAGTTTTGGGTTAGCGACCATTCGCCATTCAAGGAGTACAAGAACTTCTACAGATGGGCCGATGACTACGTCAATAAGTTCGACCGAGTTATCAATGGGTTCAAGGTGACTGACTACTCAAGTGGAATGGAGCTCAAGATCATGACAAATGTGGCTCATCTGATGATTAGCTTCACGCAGTCACAGGCAGGCTTTGAGACAGCAATCGAGGAGGAAGTTCTTTATGTCGACATGTCGGAGAAGACAAAGATGATTGTGAAGAAGTTGGAGCGCGACTTGGTTGTTGAGGGGAAGGACGAGGTGATACTTGGCGACACGCCAGTCAAGCTGATGCAGAAGCTTCACCAG